TAATTGTAAAGAATATTATTTAGTTATTCAGTCATTGGATAAAGTTTTAGCACATGATTTCTTTTAAGTCAATATCATCACCCTCAAAATAAACATATTCATTTATGTCAAATTTTTCTGAATCATAATATCTATATCTTATTTTACCATGTTTATCAAAATATGTTGTATGGTCATGTAAATCAAATACATAAGCCCCAGTATCCTTATCTTCATGTTTTCTTAAAGACCTACCTATTGATTGAAGTACTCTTATCTTAGATTTAAATGGAGCAACTAACATAATATATTTTAAATTGGGTATATTCAATCCTTGTTGAAAAATTCCATAAGTAGCAATCATTAATATATTTTTAGATTCACCCATCTTTTTTCGCCATTCTTCTCGTAAATCAACATCATCCCTTCCAGACAAAAACACAATTTGCTTTTTAGTATTTGTCTTCAAATATTCTTCTATTACCTCGCCTTCTTTTTCAACCTTTCCAACAAGTAAAAGAACATTATGGTTTAACTTATTACATAAATCCTCAATTATATTCATTCTAAATGTATTATTAAAAACAATTTCTTTTACTTCATCATACGTGCCTTTTATTTTATTTTGTTGATATTCTAAGTTTAAAATATTAACATTACATTTACTTATGAATCCTTTTTCAGCAAGAAATCCAGATGGAAATTCTTTTATGATTGGTCCAATATATGATTTTGTATTCCAGTTATCAAGTATAGATGAATGAAGAGTTCCTGTAAATCCAAAACGATATTTAGCAATTGATTTTTTTAAAATCTGTTTAAGCTGATGGGCTTTCATACCATGGCATTCATCAACTATTAAACAATCATAAATTAAAAGTTTATCGTGATTATTTTTTAATGTTTGCCATGTAGATATAGTTATTGCTCTATCCCATTGTTTATATTTTTGATATACCCTACCAATAATATCTTCTTCAATTCCATATTCTATCATATCACTATAGAACTGTTCGACTAATTGCTTATTAGGAACTACTATTATAACATTATTTACACCAGATTTTTTTCTATCAAGAAGGGTTTTAACAAGATATGAAATAATAAGACTTTTACCTGAAGCAGTTGCTGAACGTATTATACCTTTTGTATATTCTAAACAGGCTCTTATACATTCTTTTTGATATGGATATGGTTTAAGACTAAGATTGTAACGAGCTACAAATTTTTGACCTTTAAATAATTTCTTTACATCTTTACTAATAACTAATTTATGATTTTTAAAATATTTTTTATGTAATCTTATGTAATCAAATAACAAACCATAAGGAATTGTATTTGTCATTTTATTTATCATACAAACTTTACCATCCCATGAGCCCGAACGCCATGCTGGCATAAATTGAAATCCCTCTACATGCTGAGTAAAATATTCACGTATACCGATCATATACTTTCTATCTTCAGTTACTATTCTTATATGTAAATTATTTGCTAACTCTAATGTAACCTCATTCATCAAATCTAATCCTGTGATAAAAGTCTTTAGACTTTGCTCCTTTTAATAATTCTCTTTCATCTTTTGGTAAATTTTTAATCAATTTACCTGGTGTTTTGACTTTGGTATGCTCTTCATTATAAATAAATAAAGACCTAATTATTAATTTATCTATTAAATGTTTTAATCTATAACTCACTAATAACCTCCACGTAAATTTTCACTAAATATTTTCATTGACCATTGTTGTTTTTCAAATGCCTTATATGCCATTTCAAAAAATCTTATTTTAATACTTTGTCTATCCATAATTTTTTTCATTTGTATAATTTTTGGGTCAGCAGGTAAACAATATTTTTCAATTTCCACTTTTGTCCATTCCTTATCATCATCAAATCTATAATGTTTATATTGAAGACCAACTAACTTATCATATTTAATTTGAAGCTCATCCATTATTGATAATTCTTTATGATGGAGCTCTGTATACTTTATTATCATAAATGGATTTTTTTTCAGCTTTTCCTGAATATCTATTTCAGAAAATGTTACCAGTTCTTGTATTTGATGGTCAACTAATAATTTATTTAATACCTTTTTCTTGATTTCCTTTTCAGATTTTTCAGGTTTTTCTTTTTCATTCATAATATTTATAATAACATATCAAATACAATATGTAAACAAAATATGTTTACTTTTCTCCTATTTTAGTGTATAATAAAGAATAAAATTAAGATATATTTGGGGGAAAATAATATGCAAATAAATGAATCAGTTGTTGTTAAAAAGGACAAAAAATGGTATATTGGTTATGTAAAGGGATATACATTTCACAAAACAGGTGAAGTTAAAAAACTCGCAGATGTAAAAAATGTTACAAATTATGTAACTCTTGCAAAATATATTAAAATGAAAAACAAAAACTATGATGTTAAACAGATTGTGCCATTTATATTAGCTAATACTGGTTTAGATACTATTTATGTTCTTGATAAACCAATAAATCCAGATAATAAAGAAATGGAGAATTTTTGGTGGTCAAATATAAATGAAATATGTGAAAAATGTGAATGGATGTGTAAACAAAGTTCAAGAGTTATATTACATAATTGTGCCTCTTTCAAGGAGTTAGATGGAAAATAGAATAGATAGTGATTTTTTAGAAAAGCTTATTGTTAAATCAATGATGGTCGATAAGAAAATTTTAACTCTTGTTTGTAGTGTATTTGAGCCAGAATATTTTGACGACCCATCAGTAAAATATGCTTTTGAATATTATCAAAAACATTTAGATGAGTTTCATCAAGTTGCACCAACAGAAGCAATTATAAATTCCAGTAATGATAAAGTTAATATTACAGGATTATATAATGAAGTAAACTCAATAGAATATAATATTGCAAAAAATGAAGACCATCTATTAGAAGAAATTAATTTTTACCTTAAAGACAAAGCTATAAAGAAAGCCATGATAGATGGTGTTAATTTAATTGATAGCGGTCAAGATATTAATTTAATAAGAGAAAAAATAGAAAGCGCTTTATGTAAAGATATAAAAATTAATTTAGGTTTAGATTATTTTAAAGATTTAGGTTCAAGGCTTAAAAGGATATTCACTGCGACAGATTATAGAGTTCCATCATACTTCCCTCAGTTTGATGAGTTTATAAACGGTGGTTTTCCACCGTTTACTCTTTCTGTTTTAGTAGCAAAAATCCATGGTGGGAAGTCACAGTTAATGGCTAACATGGCAGCAAGACAAGTTCTACATGGTCATAATATAGTATTATTAACTCTTGAAATGTCTGAAAATGAATTTGCTCAAAGATTCGATTCTATCTATTCAAAGCTTGATATAAACAGAATTTATATTTTAGAAAAGTATAAAAACAAATTAGTAAAATCTCTTAAAGAAATAAGAGAACAAGAAGGTAGAGGAAATTTATATATAAAACAATTCCCAACTGGTGCAGCATCAGTTATGGATTTTAAAACATATCTTCGTGAGTTAATTATAAGAGGTATAAAAATAGATGTTATATATGTTGATTATATTAACTTAATGAGGGCAGCATATAAACAACACGGTGATATGTATAGCTCAGTAAAAACAATAGCAGAAGAACTAAGAGCGTTATCATTTCAATTTGAAATTCCAGTTATTTCAGTTAGTCAATTAAATAGAGAAGGTTCATTTGTTGGATTTGAACAAATTGATTTTAATTATATTGCAGAAAGTCATGGTGTCCCAGCCACAGCAGACTTCATGGCGATCTTAGGACTTGATGAAGATGCTATGGTTTATCAAAACGAAATATGGTATAAGATTGTTAAGAATAGATTAGGTGGGCGTGTTGGTGAAATTAATATGTTATACCATGATACAAGAAGTTTAAAAATTTATGATAATACAGAATTAGATTTATGGATGAGTGAAAAAGATATATCAGGTGATGAAAGAAAAATATTTCAAAAAGTTCAAAGAGATACATCAAATAATAGTAGGAGAAGATAATGGATGATAAAGAATTATTAAAACATCTTCCTTTTTTACCACATAAAAAAGGTGGAGGAAAATTTTCAAGAGAAGAACTTGAAAATTTAGTAGAATACTTTAGAGAACATTTATCAAAAGAAAATGGAAATAAAATAGAAAAATGTGTACAATGTGGTTGTTTAACACAATATAGAAAAAGAGATAATATAGCTACAAGACAAAATTATATAGAGGGTGCCGGTCAATTATGTGATAGTTGCTATGCTGGTATCTATGGAGGCAACAGACATTTTTAAAAATATATATTACAATAATAAGCAATCAGTAGTTCATTTATGGGAGCAAATAAACGGTAAAGATTTATACACTGAAATTGAATGGGTCCCATATGTTTATATCCCATTTCAAAATTCAAATATTAAAACAATAGATGGTATTAATGTTAGAAAAAAAGAATTTAATACCTATTATAATTATTATGAGTGGCAAAAAAATACCAGTGCTACAATGTATGAAAATAAAGTAAGACCTGAAGTACAATTCTTAGCTGAAAGATATTATGACATACCAGATGATGAGTTATCAGTTCCAAGTTTAAAAGTATATTCTTTAGATATTGAAGTTTTAGCAGAAAAGGGTTTTCCATCTCCAACAGAAGCAAAAGACCCAATAACAATTATATCAATATATGATAATAAATTAAAAAAGTCAATCTCTTTTGGTATAAAACCATTAGAGAAGAAAATAAAAGATAATATATTTGTCTTATGTAAAACTGAAGAAGAGTTACTTACTAAGTTTTTGAAATATGTCAATAAGTATCCTTGTGATGTTCTTTCAGGTTGGTTTATATGGAATTTTGACTTACCATATATTATCAATAGGTGCAATAGATTATTTGGTGATAAGAAAAAAATATATAGTCTTTTATCACCTATCAATATTGTTAAGACATGGAAACAAAAAAACAGTGAAGAAATTAATATTGATATAGCTGGTGTTTCAATTATTGATTATTTTAATATTTATAAATGGTATAGCCCTAATAAACTTGAATATTACACCCTTGAATATGTTTGTCAACATGAACTTGGTACTGGAAAAGTAAAGTATGAAGGCACTTTAAATGAATTATATCATAATGATTGGCAAAAATATGTTGTTTATAATATTACTGACTGTGAAAGAGTTAATGATTTAGAAGATAGACTTGGATATATTAAACTTATTCAATCACTTTCACTTCTATCTAAAGCACCTGCAAAATATTATAATGCTATGACTCAACTTATTGAAGGCGCTTTATTAACACATTATAGAAGAAATGATATGTGTGCACCATATTTTGCAGGTGGTAGTCAAGAAACATTTGAAGCTGCTCATGTAAAAGAACCAATAGTTGGTATGCACTCATGGGTTATAGATGTAGATATTACTTCATCTTATCCGAGTCATATAATAGCATTGAATATGTCCATTGAAACATATATTGGTAGAATAACTGGACTAAAAGAAAGTCAAATGATATATTATGTTAAAGAACGAGAATTTAGACCATTTACAATGTTCAAAGAAACAACTGGTATATCAGAAGTAAAAGGAATTAAATTAACAAATTTTAATAAAGCTTTAAAAAGGGGATTAATTGCTATTGCTCCTTGTGGTTCTGTTTTTTCAACATCAAAAATTGGTGTTATACCAGAAGTTGAACGAAATGTTTTCTTCAAAAGAAAAGAAGTAAAACAAAAAATGAGAAATTTAAAAAATGAAGCGTCCAAATTAAAAAATTGCTCTGAAAAGGACGCAATGATAGAAAGGTCACAAGAATTATTTGCTTTTCAATGGGCATTAAAAATTTGGTTAAACGCTGTATTTGGAATACTAGCTGTACCATATAGTAGATATTTTAATACAAATATTGCAGAAGCAATTACATCCTGTGGAAGACATACAATTAAAGAAGGTGAAAAATTTGTTAATGGATATTATCATAAAAAAGATATTGATGGATTACCACATGATTTAATTTGTTATATAGATACTGATAGTCTTTATGTTAGACTTGGTAGTTATTTTGAATTAGCTGATTCAGAATGGGAATATAAAAGTCAAGAAGAAAAAATTAAATTAATAAAAGAAGAAGCTAAAAGAATTGAAGTTCATCTTAATGAAAGAATATTTAACGAAACACAATTACTAGATTATAACTCACAAGTTACAGATTTTAAAATTGAATTTAAGCAAGAAATTATTGCTAAGTCAGCATTATTTATAAAAAAGAAAAAGAATGCTTTTTGGTGTGTTGATGAAGAAGGAACTCCGGTTAATAAAATGTCAGTCACAGGTCTTGAAATTGTAAGGTCTGATAGTTCTGAAGCAGTTAGACCAAGATTAAAACACATAATGGAATTGATTTTAAAAAGAAGACCTGAAGATGAAATAACAGATACAATTGTCAAATATAAAAAAGAATTATTAAAACTTACACCAGAAGAACTTGCTGCAAATATTGGTGTTAATAATTTAACAAAATATATTGTTGATGGAAAACCAGTAAAGGGAACACCATGGCATGTAAGAGGAGTGGCTAATTATAGAAATCTCCTTAAAATTTTAAATATTGAAGACAAGTATGAAGATATACATGAAGGATTAAAGGCAAAAGTAGTATATATAAAAAAGAATCAATTTAATTATCAAACAATAACATTTCATAAATGGCCGAAAGAATTTGATAATGTTTTACAATTTGATAATGAAGTGATGGTTTCAAAGTTTTTTATTAATAAGATTAAAACACTTTTAGAACCAATGAAGAAAGAGTATTTAATAAGTGGTGATATTAAAAAAACAATAGATTTATTTTTTTAGAAAGGAGAGTGTGATGAAAACAAAGTTTGATGAGCTTGAAAGTATGATGGATTTTATATCAAAAAATTGGCAAATTTTATCAGAAGATAATTTTAAAGATATAGTTGACCATTCATATAATCTTGGTTATACAGAAGGTGAAGATGTCAGTTATAAAAAAGCTGATAGTAACAGTACTAGTTCTGATGATGATATACAAAATAGTTACGATGAAGGATTTGAAGATGGTCAAAATTCTAGAAATGAAAATTCTTATGAAGAAGGAAGGGAAACTGGTTACCAAAATGGATATGAAGAAGGAAGGGAAACTGGTTACCAAAATGGATATGAAGAAGGACAATCAGAAGGATATGATGAAGGAAAAGTAGAAGGATATGATGAAGGATATGAAGCTAGAGGGAATGAAGAATAAATTAAAAACGAAAGGAAATAAAAAATGAAAAAACCTAAGGTGGAAAACAAAGCAGTAAAAAGAAAATTTATGGACGTAGTTAAAGAATTTGATTGGAAGAAAATTGGTAAAGTAGCATTTGTAATTGTATTTGGTGCATCTTTTGCTTATAATGTAGTTACCTTTACTGGAAAACCTAAAGAAGTTGAGGTTGAGGTACCAGTTGATAAAGAAGTTATCAAGTATGTTGAAAAAGAAGGTGGAACACCAACTAATGAAATTGTTATGCACCTTAATAGTAGAATTGACCCAAGTACAGCAAAGCTAATTGGAAAAGCAGTTGATGAATCAAGTAAAAAATATTCACTTTCTAGAAAACTTGTTTTATCAATAATGAGGCATGAAAGTTTTTTTAATCCACTTTCAAAAAGTTTCAAAGATTGTATTGGTCTTATGCAGATAAATCCAAAAGCTCATCCAGAAAAAGTAAAAGATATACCAAAAACACATTTATACCATATAGATATAAATTTAGATATTGGTTGTAGAATATTTAGAGAATATCTTGATAAAAATAAGGGCGACCTTCATAAAACATTTCACGCTTACCTTGGTAAAAAAGCTAAGAAACAACAAATTGAGAAGTATAAAAATGATATACTTTACACATTTGCTATGTTAGAAATGTATGAATATATGGGGAAAAACTCAAAAATAAAAGAAGGAAAGGAAATTGAATTAAATGGTAAGAACGATAAAGATAACGTTCATAATACTCCTGTTAAGCCTAACGATGGGGTGCCACAAACATCAGATTAAACCAAACAATATAGCATTTAATACCGGATATGGTAGAGATACCAATTTAGGTGATGTAAGTAATATATCTGAAGATGATGATTATAATATATCGACATTTTCAGTAGAACTTATAAAAGATTATGAAGTGTGGTCAAAATCACTTGAGTTAAGTGTTGTTGACCACACATATAATTATGAAGATAAAAATAGATTAAAACATTCTAATTCTTTTTCATTTAAGATATGGGCAACAAAGAAGTTTTCATTAAATTATTTTGATACATTTATTGGAGTGGGTATTGGAATGGGTTATACAAATCCAACTAAAAATAATAAGTATCTTTATGATAGTAATATCTCAAGTGACCTTGGTATTAGAACTGGATTACAAAAAACATTTAAATATTTTAGTGTTAGATTAGAGTATATGTTTCGTCATTTTTCAGCAATTTGGAAGGACGACAGAGGTGAAAATTTAGACGAAGTTAGATTTGGTTTAGTTTTTCCTTTATATTAACCAACATTGTCTGCAAAAGTAATAGCAACTTGTCTAGCATGAGCATCATCTTTTATTGTAAAATCAGCTTCATATTTTCCGTTATCAAAGTCAAGTGAACCATCTTTAAGTTTTGGATAGTCAACCTTTTTTCCCATATTATCTTTACCAGTAATTTTATCACCAGCTTTAAAGCCATATACTGCACGATGTGACCAACCGTACCATTTTCCATCAGCTTCAGATTTTCCTATACTATTAACAGAACTGTCTGGTGATACCTTTTCACCTTTTATTAATAACCAATCTTGAAATCTTACTTTATTTTTACCTGTTGCATATTTGGGAATATTTTTGAATGATCTGTCTGAGGGGTCTATATTTGTTCCGTGGTATTTTATTTTCTTAAAATTTTTCATCCTACTTGTTTTAGGATTCATCTTTCTATTTACTTCCTTATTAATCATAGGAATTTCGTATTTATTATCTACAAATTCTTTAAATTTTGGCATTTCACACTCTCCTTATTTTCTTTTTCTTCACACTTATCGCATATTTTTTCATGTTCTTTTGTGATGAATATTATATATGTTTCTTCACCACATCGTTCGCATTTCATCATTTTAAATAAAATTCTATTCGTTCTTTTATATCATCTGGTACTTCTGCTGTTTCTTCATCATCTTTTCCTAATCTTACTTCTTTATCACGTTTTTGAGGAGTTCTATCATAGTTAGATTCAACATCTTTATCAGAAACCTTCTTTTTTAATCTATGAAAAAAATCAAACTTTGGAATAATATCATCTAAATTTTTTAAAGTATCAGAATAATTTTCAGGGTCTTCCATACCTTTACTGCTTTCAAATTCATCCCATGTCCATTCAGTATCATCAACATCCCATACTTTGTCATATCCAGTTAATTTATTTATATATGGTCTTTTTACAAACTTTTGTCCCATAACAATATTTCCAGGTGGAAAATCATCATCACCAGCAATACCACCAGTATCTGGATAATTATTAGTTATAGTAGCTTCTCTTAAATATTTTTCCACGTATTTATTTTTCATTATTTTTTTAATTTTAGTGATTTTTTATCAGTTACATCAATTAAGTCCATAAATTCATCATTAGAAATATTATTCTTTTTCATGGCTTTTTCGTATTCGGACATTAAAATAGTCAGTGCTCTTTTATCTTTTGCCCCATTTATTCTTTTAATAAAATCCATATATACTTTTCCTTTTTTCTTTGCGTACATTGGACCTTCTAAAATCATATCAATTTTATCAACTATATCTTTACTCATATTTAATTCTCCGTTATTGATTTTTCGCTATAAATTCAGTTATGGCGTCTATCAGTTCTGCACCAGAAATATCTTTTAAACCTTCTTTTTTAATACTTTTATTAATTTTAGAAAATAATTGGAAAATTTCTTTTTCATAATTTTCAACGATAGCTAAAACTTTATCTTCTACATCCATTAACTTTTTAGATTTTTCATTTAAATACTTTTCTGTTAATCTCATTTTATTTTCCTTTTTTCAAGACGTTTAAATCTTTTTTGTATGTTTTTAAATCCTCTTGTTTTTCTTCTATTTCATCTTTAATTTGTCGCTGTTTAATTTTATCAGTTGTTTTACGTAACTCTTTATAAAGGTCGCTAATTTCTTGTTTTAATCTATAAATCCAGAAACTATAGTTAGTTTGCTGAACATTCTTATTCATAGCAACCAATTCTGTTTGTTGAACATAATTTGTCTCAACATCTGCTGCAAGAGCTACATGTGATGATTGTTTTGCAAAATGATTATATCCTGTAAAACCAAAACCAATTAATACACAAATCCCAACTATACTTGCTATTATTTTTTGAGTTTTTTCCCACTTCATTTTATTATTCCTTTAACTTTTTATTTTGCATTTCCTTAGCAATACCCATTTGAACTTTCTTCATATAATCAGTAAAGCCTTTTCCTAAGAAATTCCAACCACTTAGATTTGTTATATCTTTATGACCACCTGATTGTGATTCAATAATATCCCAAACACTTATTGTAACTTTACTTAATATCTCTTTTTGTTTTTTAGATAATTTCTTATATGGTTTATTGGTAATATCTTTTATCATACCTTCCCATCTTTCAGAACCTTTTAGTCCTTTTAGTTTACTACCAAATAAAGCAATCAAATCTTTAAATGTAAATCCCATAGCTGTATAAACATCTTTTATATCAATGTCGCGTTCAAAAATATATTTCATTGTATCAAGAGAAACAATTTTTTTACTTAGTTCGCCTTTAAATTTCTTTAATACTTTTTTTGCAATATCTCCAAGATGATATGGGTTTGCACCAGACTTAAATGGATTTTTACTTAATTGTATAAGACCCATAGGCCATACAATTGTCATAAAATCCGCTTCAGGATTATTTTTAAATGGAGTATATCTATCATACCCTTTAAACATTCCTCCACCACCATATTGTACAATAGTTGAGCCTATCATAATATGTTGACCTGATTTTAATTTTGTTACATCAGATAAGCTTCCTTGAATATTTTTCATCTTTTGTTGTGCTACATAATCCATTTTACCAACATAAACTTCTTCTGGTGTTTTATATCCATTTGCTTTAGCTAACTTCTTAATAATATTATACATAGAAATAAGAGAAGGTTTAGATGTCAATACTAATTTAGTTAAAAAATCTGGTTTATTTTTATAAGCTAATAATAAAGTATTTACTACAAATCCCATGGCTCTATGATTTTTTGATACATCAATATTTGGGTCAGTTTTATAAACCGCTCTCATAATATCATCAGGTGTCAATCCTTGACGTGCAAAATCTGCTGAATCAACTGTTGATATAATATTTAAATCTTTTGGTGGGAATAAATCTTTTGGTGACATTCGTTGTGAAATAAATGCAGAGTTTGAAGGTTCATGTACAAAGGCTGTTGATGTTCCTTTTTCAACTCCAACTTGTCCTTCGTGATGGTCAGTATGAATACGCATTACTGGTTTTCCATGTGCGAAGTCAACAAGAACAGCTAACTTTTTATTTTTAGGTTTTGGAACAGCATACTCTTCACCACCATATTGAATAGGATGGGCAGCAGTTGTTTTAATTCCATAACTTTTTAAGTAAGCTATCATTCCAAGAGCTGATGTTACACCATCAAGGTCTTTATGAAAATAAATTTCTGCTTCTTTATATTCCTTACCTAAGTTTTTAATATTACGAACACCAGTTTCATTAAGTGTAAATTCTTCTTCATATAAATTTAATGTTTCTAATAATTTCATTTATTAATCTCCGAATACTATTTTGCTCATTTTAGATTTATGTTTCTTTTCTATTTTTGTATCAACTTTTTTTTCTACTTTCTTTTCTTCTTTTTCTTCTTTAATATTTGTTATTTTTATTTTTGGTGTTATTGTTATTTCATCCAAAATATCTTTCATATCAAGAATTTTCGCTTCAATCTTAACTGGTTTTCTAACAGTAAATGAATCTTTCCACGGTACAATAAGTGTATCATTAGCAATAATTTCAAGACTCACTGGCAAAGATTGCCCTTCTGTTAGTGTGGCTTTAGTAATTTTTTCAAGTGATGGTATTTTAGCAACAACAGAACCATCTATCATTTCAATAGGAAAACCATATTCAACCCCTTCAATAATTAATTTCATAGAACCATGTAAATCTCTTGCTTCTACTCCACTTATTTCTAATTGAAAATTAAATTTTTTCCCTTCATTAACTTTTAAATCAATCATATTTTACTCCTCTTTAACTGATATTACGTTTA